TTCTTGTCTTTGCGGATAAGGCGTTCCATTATACGTTTGAATAATTTCTCAACTTTAAATAGATGTCTTCACTTCCAGTTGTAAATTATGGTAGAATGGAGCGACTTAGGCCACCAGAACGCACAAACGTGCCTATGAATGCAAATACATTTGCAATACTTTTTATATTTTTGTGTATTTTGGGTCTCTATAGAAGATACGTTGTCATTAGTCAAGGGCGTGAGCGATCTTATACTTTAGACACTTTGATGCCGACAAATAGAGGTCTTTCTTCATCAATTTCTTAAACTTCCTATCGGGGATGTCAGTCTTTGACATATACATCTTTTTGAGATCATTCATGAGCTTGTCACAGTTCTTCATCTCATGTTTGAGGTCCCTATACTCTCCCCAAATCTCCGTAGAAATCTGGTGAATCAGAAGGTATGCATTTTGACCCATGCGACGCTCCGATCCACCTAGGAACATGAAAGTAGCCGCGGAACAACAAGCACCTTGTGCAACGGTGATAACCTTGACTCTAGACTTTTCTAGGATGTTCTTGAGAGCGAAGCCTGCATACACATCACCACCCTCACTCATGATATGAACCCTAATTTTAGGTTCATAACCAATGAGATCGGCCTTGTGTTTGAGGAGTTGAACTTCCAACTTCTTAAAAGCCTCTACGAACTCTAGGGTATTTTCTTGACTGATCTCACCATAGAAGTGGATCTCATTTCCGATAGTCTTGACACAATCAAGAGATTCCTCTTCTTCTTCACTCTTTTCTTTGTTCATAGGCATTTTTCAATGCTTTCTTTACTCTCGTCACGTCTCTTTGTTTTAACTTACTTCCGACTGCCAAATGATTCATAACATCAAAATCCTGTGGAGTAAGACCATAATCCATCATAGGTCGTAAGTCTCCATTTTCTGCATACTTCTTTATGAGACAGAGATCCTCTATATGTAGATTATGTCCATACCTCTTTTGAATCTCTTTGTATTTTTGATTTCTCATCTTGAAGTTTCCATATTTTGTCCAACAACTTCCAGGTCTAATTTTATCCTTATCCAAAGGTTGACCTTGTTTTAATTTTGGAATCGCTAGAGCATTTAGAACGAAGTAGGGCATGAGATGCCAGTCGCCGGTTGTATACATGTATGAGTCGTAAACATCAGCTTCAGAAAATGCTGTCGCTGTGGCTGTGACATCTACACCTTTGGAGTCTAAATAGTTTTCCTGAAAAATGTCCCAAATATGTCCATGTTCATGGATTGTGTCGGGGATTCCTATGGGACTTGGATCACTCAAAATGTCTTTAATGTATTCCTTTGGAGTTTTGAAAACATCTTTTTCGTCAAATCCATCTAGATATGAAAAAAAGTCTCGGATATTACCATTGCATCGGAACGCCGCACTTTCAGCGAGGGTTGATCTATCATCCGTCAGAGTAAGTAACTTTTCGGGTTTGTGTCTAGGTATAAAAATTGTCTCAAAGTTTGGAAACATACACATATTAGTTGAAGTCACCACGAGAGAACCACGCGTTACGCGATCACCATCGGACACTTTCTCCACTATGGATTTAAAATCGGAGTCATAGTATTCAATAAATGCATGTTTGGGTGCCGTTTTGATAAATGTGAGGAAGTGGGATTTAGACTTTAGATGTTCTTTCTCAATCTCCACGCTATTCCATTCATTCAACACGGACTTCAACACATATGTCTTTCCAACACCCGTTGAACCACATATGAATACATTCTTCTTCTGTTGAATGTATTTCTTCAACAGGTCAATCTGCTTCGTGTGAAGTGTGGCAACAGGCTCTTCCTTTTTTTGTTCAACTATTTTAATGAAAGAGTCCATCGATGACCTTACTAATCAAGCCATAGATTTGGTGCTCGAAAATGACGCACTACAAGAACGTATCGTAAAACCTTTAAAAAAGAAAATTTTACCATATGCGTTGTGTGCAGCTTTAACTAACATTGCTGTACTTATTCTTTTGGTATACCTTGCTCAACGTCTATCTGTTCTTCAGAGACCGCTGATTTAGCGTCTTCCTCTTCCTCTTCTTCCTCCTCTTCTTCCTCCTCTTCGGACTGCATCTCTTCTAAAAGTTTAGTCTTTTCGTCATACTCACTTTTAGATTTGATTAATTCACCCCATTTGCTAAATGGACCACCCTTAGTTACAGATTCGGTTACGTTTGCAACTTTTAATTTTGGTATGGCCCTAACATCCAGTATCTCTGGTTTTGTAAACATATTGTCCAGAGGATACTCTTTTTCAAACTCGTTTAGAATACTGATTGGTACAGCTGGTGATTGTTCAATGAGACGATCATACTCTGCCTTGCACTTATTCACAAAGTCTAAACCATTTGCACTACGTTCACGTCTTGGTAAGGCTAACATCAAACGAATGTTACGAGACAGGAGACCATACGAGAGAGCTGCAGCTTTGTGATTTTCCATTAACTCGTTAATCTTGAGGAATTGCATAATTGTGGCGACGAGACCAGCAATCAAGTTAAGACCACCAATGATAGATGGTACAGCAGTTTTCATGCTATCTGGAAACTGGTCCTGGGCAAAGTTCGCCGTACCAGTTATAGTTGACAAAACGATGACAGGTAAAGTAAACTTCATGGAGAGTGACTTGTACATGAGAAACGCCTTGTGATTCATATATCTGTAACATCCAGCAGCCTCACCCCACTGCCTTAATATAGATTCGTGTTGGTCATTCCAACTTTTTTCTCTTAAATCAAGTTCTTGTTTTCTTAGTGACGAAGGAACAATACCCCCAAAATTTTCTTCGCTCATCTTATAATAGATGAACATAATATTTTGGATTCACCTGATTTTTCTCATCGCCATTCTCGTGATCCCATTCACGAATGACCGACGTAACTTGGAGTTTTACTCCATACTTATCCCATTTTTGTTCTATCATTGGTCGGTTAACGACGACACATGTGCTTTAACGCAAGCCGAGATGTACGTGACAGGTCAGCAGAAAGAGGAAACCTTTATGCACCGAGTAGTAAGCCCTATATATAAAATGGAAGACAACGAGGTGAACAACTTGACGAAGACTGTTTTCTTCATGTTATGGGGTTTGGTACAGTATCGCCTTGGTAGATTTGATATGTTTATAGATGATTTCAAAGATCTGCTGTCTGGTAAGATCTCAAAGTGATATAAAGATTCGCTTCTAGTAACAAGTAGAAAATATGAGCAATTCTCGTTACGAGCTCGCGCAACATGAAGCCAATCTTGGACATATTGAGGGTCAGAGAAAGATGATGGAAACGAATTACATGAAATCTCTCGATCTTATCGAGAAGGAGATGACTGAGATTGATAGGCGCATCGGTGTTGCTAAATCCTCTGTGAAGAAGGAACTGCTCACGAAGCAGTATTCTTACCTAGAAGATATGATTGGTAAGCTAGATGAAGAGTTTGAAACTAAAAAGGGAGAACTTGAGGAGGTCATCAAAGAGACCAAGGAACGTATGAAAATTCTCAATGAGCAGATGAAGAAGGAGCAGAACTCTTTAGAGTATAACATTGATCAGCTCAAAAAGTACAAGAATAACCCGGGCACCTATAACATGACTCAAGTTTTAGAAAAGGTGGTCAATTCTCTAGAGATTTTGGGTGAGCAAAAGAAAAAGAAGAAAAAGTCTACTTCTTCTTCGTAAGTTCATGAACACGCTTCATGAACTCCTTATTACGACTCACCTTGGGATCCGCTTTGATAATACGGAGTAAAGCAGATGTTGGTATCTTGGGGCTATTTCCCTTTGGTTTGGGTGTGGACTTTAATTTTTTACGCGCACTCTGAATCTGTTTCACAGATGGCATTATACTTTAGGTGAATATTTAAATTTGTCAAAGAAGTGAGTGCTCACTCTGAAATTGTGGTACATAAGCATACACACAGCGTCAGCTATATCATGCTTTCTCTCGTAAGGGATGTCAATTTCTGTGTATTTCTCCGCAAGACTGACAGTCCTCTCCTTTCTCTGGTCATAGTTTAGATGTCTCATACCGAAATGTGTATGCATGCTCACAGGTGAAATCAAAATCACTTTATCTTTGAACATGTAATGTAGAAGTATCTCAATATTCGTAAAACCACCAGGTGGTTGTCTCTCTATTAGAATCGTATCAGCTCCATCAAATATTTCACGATGATCCTCTACAAATAAAGGAACTAGGTCAACCATGTCATTTGTTTTGATGTACTTGTAATCTTCCAGACTCACCTTCTTGATGTAGTCAATTTTGATTTGAGGACCCTTACCACATTCAGCTACGACGAGACCCATATTGTGGTAGCCAATATCTATGGCCAATACCTTCATGTCTTTATCTGAAAGATTTTCCTTAAGTATAGTATATGAAGAACAAGACAAAGACTCAGCTTCTCTGGGGTGCCCTAGTCGTACTTGTACTTGTCGTACTTTACATGTACCAAAATCCTAAAGTGGTTGAAGTTCCGGTAGGAGTTCCAGTCATGCCCGTACCACCCAGACCCATGGTGTCCCAAGAGAGGCCTCGTAGCCCAGAATTTAGAGAGCCTCCCATCAAGCAGTACAAACCTGGTCACATGCAGCAGATGGGTGTCCTCATTGGTGAAGGTGATGAGACCCTACCCCTCTACGGTAAAGAGGTGAGGGGTCGTCGTGATCGTTACCACTATTATACGACTACTGGAGGTGAAAACTTGTACCCACTTCCTGTGAGTCATGATTCTCGTGACTGCATGGATGACATCGGGTGCCAAGAGTTATATGGAAATGAATCAGTCTCGGTGACTGGCAAAACTGGTTCATTCAATGTAAACTTATACAGAACAGACGATTTTTTCTAATCGCGTGTAAATCTATGTCCAAGATCGGTTCCTACCATAATCGTGGAGAAAACACTAGAAATGCAACATACGAGCATAGCCACCATCATTGGTGGACTTTTAATAGGTATTTGTGTAGTAGCCATAAACATCATAGCACAACATAAACACGAACATATTAAAGAAACTAACGACGAATCATCAAGATCCTTATTTTTATCAAAAGCAGTGACTGGTGAAGTAAAAATGCTTAGACTCGCACCCATATTTTATTATACTTCAACAAAAATTATTTCGTAGAGACATTACAATATCCACTTCCCTACCCTGTAACCCCGGATTTCTTATGAATTTTCTCTTCATTCTCAAGAGTTTCAAAATAGTTTCATCGTCCAAGTCCTTAAAAAAATCTACGAGTTCTTCCATATCTCTCAGACCCATATCTTCTTTCTTTGCCTGAACATATGGCCATGTTTGTTCTCTAAGTGTTGCAACTTCCTTCTCAAGCTGTCTAATGCGCGGAAGAAGTACTTTTGTGATTACCGCTCCAGCTTCCATGTGTTAACATTGATTTATAACTTTAAGACATGAAACGTTAAAATAGTAATGATAAGGTCCCTCCTTGCTAGACCCACCGTGAGATGCAAAGCTCAACACAGTGACGAGTTTCATCGTAAACTCAAAATAACTGAAATTAGACGTGTAGCTCTCCAACAGATGTATGAAGCTCCAACACTCCGCGAACCGGAGAAACTTACAACGAGACAAATGCGTTTAAAATTGATTCTTCACGAAGCTCTTGACATTGCCCACGCCATCTGTGAACACCGTGATGCAAACACAGAAGAATGTATGTTAGCTTGGGAAATTGTTGATGAAATTGATGATGCCGCGACTAGGGCTGGTGTCAGATACCAATAATTTCCTTGATGTATATTAAATGGATCTCAAAGAGAAAGTAAAGAAGATGGGTCTCAGGGTAACCAAAGATGTTAAGGGTAAGAGGGTAAAATTGACGAAGAAGGAACTCCAAGCTAAACTCGATAAGAAGAAGAGAAGTGGTTCTGGGCCAACCCTTGAAAATCAAGCTAGAGACGCAAAGAAGTTCATCAAGGTGTGTAAGATGGTTCTCAAAGAGGCTGAACCTAACGTTCCACGCGCACCCAGACCATCTAGAGCCGCCGCTGCCCCTCCACCTCCTCCCCCACCACCTATGCGTGCGCCTCCACCACCAAAACCAGTCATCAACAATGCACGCGCTAGACTTATGGCCAATCTTAGAGCTGATCTCAAAAGAAGAGGACTTGCCACCTAAGTCCCATAATGTAATTACGTATTTCAAGTAACAAAATGTCTCTCAACATCGAAAAGAAGCAGTTCCTCAAGAATATCAGTGGGGGTCTCCACGTTCTCATGACTTGTTCTTACAAAGCTGATGAGATCGGTGCCAAACCAGAATGCCCTGTTGAAGAGTTTATCAAGGATAGGCTCATCACACGTAACATGAGTGTCCCTAACGTTTCTCGATATTGGTTTTCAGAAGCAAAGTTTGATACGATGGTGGACATCGCGCGTGATGAAGATCTCATCAAACTTCTCAAGTATTTTGATGACATTGACATGTACATGAAGCGTGTCTACCACGAGGCGCAGCCATCTAACAGTTCAATGAGTGATAAAGATTTTAAGTTTGCATCACTCATTCATACTGGGGAGTTGGTAACTTTTGAAGATCTACTTAATCACGAGTGATTTCCATAC